CGCTTCCGACGACGTCGAAGCGGTGCGCTCGATCAACAGCGAGGTGAGCGACCTGCTTGGCAAGATGGAGCAGGGCTTGCGCAACCTCGACGTCAAGGCGATCCGCCAAGCAGCGAACGATGCGAAGGAGATCGGCCAGATGCTTTCGCCCGACGCTGCGGTGCGAGTGCAGAAGGCGGTCGAAGCGGTGCGCTCTTCAGCACGGCAGATCGTCAAGGCTGGCGAGACCGCTGCGGTCGAGATCGATCTCAACGCACTGCGCACGGTGACCAACGCGCGCACGGCGTTCCTCGACATCGACGAAGCGAAGGCGGTCACTGCACCGAAGGCCGAGAGCCGCGCGCTCGATCTCGCGCCGGTCGCTCCGAAGAAGAAGGCTGCGAAGGCGAAGGTCCCGCAGCTTGAACTGTGATCGACACTGCCGGGCGGCAATCGTGCCGCCCGGTTCATCTCTCAACAGGAGCCATCAACATGGCATGCGATACCCGACCGATCACGCAGAACCAAACCCTCTCCCAACGCAAGACTCAGGTGAAGGAGATCATCGCCTTCACCGACGAACTGATCCGCAAGAGCAAGGTCCGCATCGTCGTCGATAAGCGCTCCGGCGCTGTCGCCTTCGTCGGCATGACCGATGCAGAGCGCGGCGGTGTGAGCGATGCTTGCACCTACCGCATGATCATGGCGACCGGCACGGTGCTGGCCAAGCAGGCCATCGCTCGCGCCGAACAACTCGCTGGACGCACTGTCAATCGGCAGGCGTTGACGGCGGGAGTTCACTCTCACGATGGAGGCCACACGTGGTCTACGCACAAGCACTGATCCTCTTCATCGCGCTGTCGCTTCCTGCGGCAGCGCACCCGAACAAGACGTGCCACTCGCACGCCACCCACACCCACTGCAAGTGAGGAGCGCCATGACTGGCTTCGATCCTACCAAGGACCGCGATGCGCCCGACGGGTTCTTCAACCCGTATGAGCCCACGTGGTGGAATCAACTCGCAGCCGCGCGTCGGCTGCTGAGCGAGAAGGGCTACCACGAGGTGCGCTCGCACGCTCGTGTCTCGACGAACAACCGGCATCGCTGCCGGTCCTGCTTCTGCTGCGCATGCAACGAAGTGCTGCGCGAGCACGCGATCACAGGTGGGAGGAGATGAGATGTCACCGATCCCCACTGCATCCCGCATCTTCGCGGATCGCTACATGCGCGAGCTTCGCAAGCGTGAAGCCGCGCACTCCAACCGGCTCGCGCCCGGCACGAAGAACTGGACCGACGCGATGCTGTCGGTCTTCGATCAGGTCGGCAACGTGGGCAACCCAATCAAGCGAGCGAAGCGCATCCGCGAGATCGCGAACTATCTCAACCGCGCCATCGACACGCCGGACGGCTTCGCTCACTTCGTGCTCGACTTCGGTGGCTCGAACCGCTCCTGCGGTTTGATCCTCGCGACGCTTGGCGTGGGCGAGCATCCGATCCAAGGCGTCAACGAGGACGGCATCAACATCCTGCACCACTTCATCACGTCACGGCGCGGCGGCACGGTGCGTGCGTGCGCCGATCTGAACCTCGCTTACATCTCGAAGCACGCTCTTGCGCGAATGCACGAGCGCGGTCTCGACATGGACACCGACGGCACGACTGGCGTGCTGTCCTGCATCGGCGTGATCGGCATCCTCATGCGCTACTCGAAGGCCCATGCCGACAGCGGCATGGCTCTGCGGTTCGGCGACACTCTGATCGTCGGCTCGCTGAAGAACGCCATCAAGGATGTCGGCGGCGGCAAGGGAGTCGAGTGCGCACTGTTCGACGTGCGCACTGCGCTGCCTGCTGATGAGGTGAAGGACTATCGGCAGGTGGAGCAAGGACAACTGGCCACGCACGCCGTCAACCAATGGCTGGAGCAGCGGACACTGTCCGGCCCGCTGCTCGACAAGCTGGCTGCATCGATCCCGGTGCTGCCGCGACGCGAAGACGACTACACCCTGCAAGCCGCGCGAGCGGCGATGGAGCAACCAACATGACTGAGAATCTCTGCGGCGAGTGCAACGCGTGCTGCAAGGTCTTCGAGATACCGGAGATCAACAAGCAGGCTGGCAAATGGTGCGAGCACTGCGCCATCAGCAAGGGCTGCACGATCTATGAGGACCGGCCTCAGATGTGCGTCGAGTTCGAGTGCCTCTGGCTGCTGAGCCAGAAGCGAGCGGACCCGCGCGAGCAACTCGCGCCGGAGCTTCGGCCTGATCGGTGCAAGGTGGTGTTCTCGCCATCAACCAACGACATGATCATGGCCGCGACCACGATGCCCGGCGCGCCGGACGCGTGGCGCAAGCCGAAGGTGCGAGCGCTGATCGACACGCTGGTGAAGGGCGGCGGTGCCGTCGTCGCTGGCTCACCGCGCTCAACGCGACGCGTGATGATCGACAAGAGCGGCCCGCGCGAAGTCTTCATGACTGAGCCGGACGAACATGGAATGCAGTGGAACGTCCCAACCTGAAGGAGCAACGAACATGACGACGACACTGAAACGACCGGAGATGATTCTCTGGCTGAGCGACGCGCGCGGCATCTACATCCCGCGCGACTTCGCGAAGAGCTTCGCTGATCGCGCGAAGCACGTGGCCAACGTGAGCGATGAAGACTGGGCGATCCTCGATGCCGGTCCCGATCATCGCGAATACTGGGACGCATGGGCCGACGTCACCGACAACGCGGTGGTCACCGACGACGATGGCGTGAAGTACCACGTCTATCAGGACGGCGACTGCTGGCTCGTGCCGCAAGGCATGACGTGGGACGAGGAGGCTGACGGATGGAGGTGGCCTTGAACAACCGAACGTGCGGCGACTGCCAACTGTGCTGTCGCTTGCTGCCGGTGAAGGACATCGCCAAGCCTGCATCAACCAAGTGCAAACACCAGAAGCACGGCACCGGGTGCGCTATCTATGCGACGCGCCCGCTGTCGTGCCGCGTGTGGTCGTGCGGCTGGCTGACTGATGAGGCGACGGCGACGCTGTCGCGTCCTGATCGCTCGCACTACGTGATCGATCCCTCGCCTGACTTCATCGAGTACGAAGACAACGAGACCGGAGCACGCACACCGATCCCGGTGCTGCAAATCTGGTGCGATCCCAAACATCCTGACGCGCATCGCGATCCTGCCTTGCGCGCCATGCTCGAAGAGAACCGGGTGATCTCGATCATCCGCTACAACAACCTCGATGCGTTCGTGCTGTTTCCACCGTCGGCCTTGACCGGCGGACAATGGCACGAGCACACGTCGGCCACGCGAGTGGCTGGCCATTCCGCAGCAGAGATCGCGAACGCGATCCAAGGAGCAACCATGACTGACCACACCGAAGGACTACGGCGAGCGATGCTCGCAGACAATCAGCCGCTGCACGATCTCGCAGTGGCCGACCAGCGCTGGACGACGGAAGAACTCCAGCGTGACTTCACCGTGCAGAGCTTCGCTGCGCCGTTCGTCGTCGTCACCCGCAAGGCTGATGGCGTGCGCGGCTCGATGGAGTTCACGCACTCCCCGCGTTTCTACTTCAACTTCGTCGCAGATCGATAGGAGCAACCATGTCTGCAAAGCCAAACTTCTTCCCTCGCCTCATCGACAACGATGAAGGTGAGATCACCGTCACCGTCAACGGCGTAGAGATACGCGGTTGGTCCTACGCGGATCGCGACGAGCAGTACCTGAAGATCAGGATGGCTCGCGAGTTCTGCGAGGGATGGCACACCGGCTTCGGCGCAGGTCTCGACCGCGCACAGGAGTTGTTCTTGAACGCACTGGGCGCTGGCCCGGAAATAATTATTTCCGGCAAGGACGCCCCTTCTCTCACAGTGGTTTCCAGCGACGACACGCACTGATCACGCGCGTCTCGTCCTGTATTTCTCGGAGTCAAGTTTCCCAAATCCGCGGGCTCGCCCCTTGTGCTGTAGCGTTTGCTGCACGCGCATCGGTGCGACTCGCGATTTGGCGAGAGTGCGTTTGCTACACTTCACTCGCTCGCTCATGAGGCGAGCTTTACACGCTCAAAGGAGCAACCCGATGGCGAGAGCCAAGAAGATCACCAGCATCGAACACCTCGACGCGCTGGCGAAGAGACTACGGACCAGACTGAAGCGCACGATGACCATGCTCGACAAGCTGGAGAAGCAGAAGGCGCGACTGCTGAAGGCGGCGAAGGCACCGACGGTGAAGACCGTCACGTTCGAGCCGATGTTTGAGGATGCGGTGCCGGTCTCCCCTCCGGCATACCCAACTGTTGACAGCGAGACCACGCTTGGGGCTTTGCCGCCCGTCACCATAGCAGATGAGGCGATGGCTCGCGCCGGTCTCGCCGGGAGCCACGACGACCTTGGCATCCCCGCCTTCCTGCAGCGCAAGAAGCTCGATCCGGTGGCTGAGCAGATCATGGCTGAGCAGGCCTCCATCAAGAAGGCGAAGGCGGCTGGCCGCATCGCGAAGATGAAGGCGAAGAAGTCTGGCGAGACTCGCAAGATGCCGTTGACAGGCAAGGCGGCGCTCGACCTGATCAACAACGGCTGATCGACGACGACCAACCAACCCGGCAGCATCCCGCTGCCGGGTTTCTCTATGGAGCAACCCGAATGCCATTCTCAATCTTCAGCGACCACAAGAGATACCGCGACAACGATCTTCGCGGCTACACCTCGCAGTGGCGGAGCACGCACGTCACCGCCCATTCGGCTGGTCACGCCGTTGGCTACCGCATCGGTCTCGTCGAGATCGATGACCACATCATCAAGCTGCAAATGAGCGGCGAGACGGTGAAGCACCTGTTCGAGGAGTTGGCCTGCATCGAATACTTCAAAGACTGTCTGAAGCCCGACTACCTTGAGACCATACAGGGCATGGTCGCATCGCGACGCAAGGCGAGGAGCAACAATGACACCGACTGAAATGATCCGACGCCTGACCGGCAACATCGAGAAGGCCCGCGCGACGATGGAGGACGGCGCTGTCGGTTACATCCTGCACACCCGCGATCACGTGTGCTTCCTCTGCCAACGACGCGACGGCAACGGCGTCACCGGCTCGCCAAGTCTCGGCGATCCGCTGGACGACACCGTCGCCGTGATGTCCACGCACGCCACCGCCGTATCGCTCCAGCGATACTGGAATTCGTTTCACGACGACCGCTTCAACTCCGTGGTGATCTCACTGCGGCGCGAAGCGCTGGTCGGCTACATCGATGTTCAGCAACGGTCCATCGATGCCCTCACTCAAATGCAGGAAGGAGCAAGCCTATGAGATTCGTCATCATCGATCCGAAGACGCGCACCATCAAGTCGGTGGACTGCGAGACCATCATCGAAGCGCAGACCATCGCCGGTCTGGGCAACGTCGATCACGGTGTGATCGGTGTCGGTCCGCGCAGCGGCATCGGCTACTGCGTCGATGAGTTCGGAATGTTCGAGCCGCCACCGGCTCAGCAATCCTTCTGCGGTTGCGCCGGTCGCCTGATCGCTGGCGCTGCTGTTCTCTACGGCTTCGACGAAGCCGGTGAGACTGTCGATCTCCTGAGATCGGCGGTGCCTGATGTCCAGTTCTATCTGGGCGTCAACGATGTCGAAGCCGCGATTGATCGCGGTGAAGTCAAGCGCCCGGTCATCGCCGTCGGTGACGCGGTGATCTGGCAGTGGCCACAGCCTCAGATGGGATAGCAACCATGTGGAGCGAGGACCTGACGGCAGCGGTCGCCGTGACTCTCTTCTCCGCAATCATACTCGTAACCGCCGTGATCCTGATGGGCCACGGCTACTAGCAACAGGAGCAACCACGATGACTATGAGAGACCACTTTGAGATGAGGAAGAAGGCCTTCGGCCCGAACCTCCCGAACGACTTCATGCTCGCGCACGGAGTCGAGTACACGTTCAACGCCGAGACCTTCGCTGGTCCGCGCGCTGAGCGGAAGCAGTGCTTCGCCAACGCGACGCACCTCGCGCTCTTCAACAAGGACCTGACCTACGTCGAGGGCTACGTCTGCATCCACGGCGTGCCCATCGAGCACGCGTGGTGCGTCGATGCCAACGGCGTCGTCGTCGATCCAACGCTCGAAGACGTCGGTCAGGTCGTCGGCTACTTCGGCGTGCCGTTCAAGACCGAGTACGTGAAGCGCGCGATCCTGCTGAACGATGTCTACGGTCTGCTCGACTGGTACTACGCCCGCAAGACCTGCGGTCACCTGTACCGGCTTGGGCTCGACGACGGTCAGGCATGGCTGCTCGATCAGCCGGTGAAGAAGACGCGCAAGCGGAGGGCGGCGGCATGAGGGCGATCATCGCACTGGTGCTGCTGTGCTCGCCTGCGCTGGCACAGCAGAGCGTCACGATCCGCGACGCGAACGGTCGCGAGACCGGACGCGCCGTGACCAACAACGTCGGCACCCAGTTCTATGACGCGAGCGGTCGCAACGTCGGTCGCTCCGTCACGAACAATGCTGGCACCACCTACTACAACAACCTTGGTCAGCAGACCGGAAGGAGCAACCGCAAATGAATCAGGATGAGTTCAACGATCTCGCCGTCGTGGCGAGAGACCGCGTGCGCAAGAGCGTCACGCTGACCACGCAACTGTTCGAGGACGATAGAGAGGCCGCAGCGTTGCTGATGGCTGTCTCCGTCGATCTCTTCCACGGTGCCGTGACCTATCTCTCCGACGGAGAGGACGGCATGTCGGAGAAGGACGCCTTCGCCACGGTGTTCGGCCTGATGATGACGTCACTGGGCAAGCAGCGTGTCGTCGATGCACTTCGTCACGGCAAGATGCGATGGGGAGACGGCAAATGATCTGGCGTCTCATGGCTTCGGTGCTTGTGATGTCTGACACGGGTAGCGTGTCGGTCACCTCTGAGCACACCGACTGGAATAGCCAACGCACCTGCGAGCACGTCTTGCAGACGATCTACGTGGCTCCTCCACCGCAGGACCTTGGCGGTCACAAGGTAACGATGAGGATATCGGCGCAGTGCGTGCCGCTCGTCCCGCAATTCTACAGGTGAACCATGAATGGAATGGAATATCGAGAAGCCATCGTTGATCGCGGCATGACGCAAGTCGGTGCCGCGAGATTCTTCGGCGTCGATGGCCGCACCAGCCGCAAGTGGATTGCCGAAGAAAGCCCGGTGCCACCTGCGGTCGCGCAGCTTCTGCAGGTGATGCTCCACTACGATCTCTCACCGGGCGACGTGCGGAACATCTCCCAGTGGAGCGACAACGCGGACGGCATGCTTCTGCGCGTGATGCTCCACTACAATCTCACGCCTGACGACGTGGCGAATATTTCTCCACGTGCGAGACCGGAGCGAGCAGGCAGGGTTGCAACGTAGCGGCCCGGTCGGTTATGGTCGCCACCGTCATCGGCCTTTGGCGGGTTGCTCCTAACCGATACGCTATGACAACGGAGAGGCGGAGTGCGCAAGCGCTTCGCCTCTTCGCACATCACGAAGCTCCTCCAGCGTCGTGAGAACCGCGATCATGATCGTGGTCTTCAACTCGGCTTCCCCAGCCGACATCTTCCCCTGACCCATCATGCGGACGTAGGTCCGCTTGCGCATCTCGATCTCGCGGCGAACCTCCGCGATCTGATCCTGTAGCGTCACGGTCATCGTCTTCCCCCCATTGCTTCCGCTATCATCCTGTCGTGTGACTTCACCCGCTTGAAGATCACCAGACCACGTCCCCGCCACTTCTCCACCCACGGCAAGCCTTGCTGCTTCAGCGTCGCGTTGTCACGGTCTTCCTCGTTCACCATCACGTAGTCCATCCACACCCGCGCGATGCCCTTGGCCAGCGGATCGCTCAGCCGCATGTTGTTCATCATCGCCTGCTCTTCGGTCCACGTGTAATCCTCCGGCCTGAACGGCGGTGCTTGCCACGGCGCAGGATCGGGCTTGCGCTTCAGGTACGCATCTACGCGTCTCGATTCCTCCTCGCGCCGCGCGGCCTCCTCCTTCTTCCATCTCGCCTTCTGCTGTCGATCCTTCTCGCGCTGGTCGATGATCTCCTGCCGCCGATGCCGGAAGAACCTGCGGTGATCGAAGAACTCCGACGTCCCGCTGATGCCGTCCGGCACATGACTGTGCAGCGGCACCGGCACGTCGTCCTGCGATCTGCTGTCCGCATCGACGTGCATCATCAGGCTCTTGCCGCTCTTGATCCTCTCCACCAGTTGCATCACGCCACCCTCTGCATCGTCGAAGTCTGGATCGACAATGCTCCAGTCATCATGCCCAGCCCAGAAGACGCCTCCGGTGTTTCTTCTGCCCTTCACATCACTTCCCACTCGACGCGCGTCACCTTCGCGCCCGATCTCGTTTCAGTGGTCACGCGGAAGACCTTGAGCTTCTCGCCGTATGCAGCCTCCATTGCCTGCCGCTCGAACTCGATGTCCTCCGGCGTTGCGATGTGGAGAAACAACGAGCCTAGTGCGAGCACGTCAGCGGCGCGTGTATTGATCATGGCGTGGTCCTTTCCAATCTATCGAGGAAGGCAATCACCACCTCCCAGACGTCGTACTGATTCCCATCCGCCCCCGTTGCGGTGATGGTGGGCGGTCCGTCACTGCGTGGCTTGACGCCCAGTCGCGCCGCCACCTCACTGATGCGACCCCACGGATTGTGCTCGCTCATCATGCTCGCTGCCTAGACTTCGCGTATGCGATCTGACGGCTCTTGATCCAACTCAACGTCTCCGGCGAGACGAACATCGCCGCCGCAGCGTCCCTGATGTTCGGATGATTCGGCCACACGCCAAGCCTCTCGCGATACTGGTTCGCCGCCCATCCGTTCTTGTAGCCGTGCTGCTTCGCGTAGCGCTTCAACTCCGACATGAACGCCGCCTTCTCTTCGATGGTGACGATCTCCTTCTTCTCCTTCGGCTTCGGCTTCAACTCGCGAAGCTCGCCAGCCTCGTTCTCGATCTTGCTGGTCACGGTCGCGACGAACCCGCACGCCGGGCAGCACGCCATCTTCGGCAGCTTCAGGTATCCGCACTTCGGGCACTCCTTCGGCAGTCGAATGCCGTCGGTGCGGTTGTCGTGGCGCGGTGCTTTGCCATCATGCAGTCCGGTGTAGCTCTCGTCGATGTCGGTGACGAAGCCGAGACGTGAGTGATTGTCGGAGTGATCGAGGATCAAGCAGTGATCCTTGCCCGGTGCGGTGCGAAGTCCGCGCCCGATGATCTGCGTGAACAGCATGTCGCTCTTCGTCGGTCGGCACAGCGAGATGCAGCGCACATCCCAGTCGATGCCGGTGGTCAGCGTCTCGACGTTGCACACCACCTTCAGCGTGCCGTTGTGGAAGTCACGACGCAGTCGAGCGCGGTCGTGGTCGCTGGTGGCGTGATCCTGATATCCGGCTGGCACACCGTTCGCCTCGAACTGGAGCTTCAGCTTCATCGCGTGCGCACGATCCACCGCGTAGCACAGCGTCGGTCGGTTCTCTCCCAGTCGCAGCCACGTCGTCACGGTGTCGGCGACCAGCGGCTGCATCGCATTGCTGAGTTCGGTCTCGTTGTAGTCACCGCCAGTGATGCGCACGCCAGAGAGATCGGGATGGTCCGGCGCATAGACCCGGAAGTCCGAGAGGTGACCGGCGTCGATCATCTCGCGGATCGTCGCTGCCTTCTGAAAGTAATCGAACCACTTGCCGAGTCCCTTGCGCCACGGCGTTGCGCTGAGCCCTATCACTGGCACACCATCCCATTCGACGATGCGGTTCTCGGAGTCCTTGCTGGTGCCCAGCCACTTCTCGTAGGCATTGAACCAGATGTGACACTCGTCGATCAGCACGATGTCAACCGACGGCATCGACTTGCGCTTCATCAACGTCTGCACGCTGCAGACTTGGATCGGCATATCCCAGTTCGTCATGTGATGGTTCGCTTGGATCACACCGACTTCGAGGATGCCTTGCTTCGCGAACATGCCGACAGTCTGATCGATCAGCGAGATCGCTGGTACGATGAACATCACCTTCTTGTTGCGCTGGTGCGCCGCGTTCACCAGTGCGCCAGCGAACACGGTCTTGCCCCAGCCGGTGGGCGCTTGCATGCACAGTCGCCGTTCGCCGGACCTGACAGCATCGCGCAATGTCTGCAGTGCGCTATCTTGATCAGGTCGAAGCGTCTTCAATTCCGCACGCTCGTCGAACAACGATGTCATTCCTCATCCTTCCTTCTCAACACCTCGTTGAAATCCTGTCCCGTGATGTGCGGGATCGTCACTGCGATATGGCGCTTGATGCCAGTCTTCTCTGCTTCGATCTTCAATCGCTTCGCCAGCGCGTAGGCCGCAGCCTGCCCGGTGAAGCTCACGTCGTTGTCTGCGAAGATCGTGACGTGCGCTGCTATGGCCGGTGGTTGCCACCGCTCCAGCATCAGTGCCGATGTCGTCGCCCACACCGGCATATTGAACAGCGCCGCTGCACTCAGCGCGGTCTCGATCCCTTCGGCGATCCCCATCCTCTCCGCCGCATCACCCAGCCGGATCGCGCCGCCTGACGGCACGTTGCCCGGCATGAACATCCGCACTGGCTCGACGTCCGCCTTCGTGCCGTCCTCGTTCAGGAAGGTTCGATGCAGCGTCGCTGGCTTGCCGTCGGCGTCGCAGTACACCGCGATCATTCCATGCGTCACGATTCCCGCTGGCTTGTGGCGCAGCGTCGTCCAGCGCAGCGCCTTCGGCCACGGTCCCTTGATCCCGCGACGCGTCAGGTATCGACCGGCGCAGTTGTCTCCACCGTTGATCGGCTCACTGCTTGCGTAGACGTTGCGCAGCGCTGTCGGGTTAGACTTGTTCGGCGTGAACTCCACCTGCTTCGGCGGCAGGTTGCCAATGATCTTATCCACCTCGCTGGCTGCTCGCTTGTAGTCCCAGCCGTTGATCTCCATCAGGAGCTTCATGCCCATGCCCGCACCGCACTGGCTGCAGAAGTAATCGCCCTTCCTGTTGCGGTCGGTGAAGCGGAAGCGATCCGTGCCACCGCACATCGGGCACGGCTGTTGCTTGCCGTTCAATGCACCCGCCGGGAATCCCAGCGCAGGAAGTATCTCGCGCCAGTGCCCTATCGCTGCGTCGAATGTATCTCTCATCGCCTGCGATCTCCTCGCCACCAGTGGATCACGATCCAGCCGAACTGGATCAGCCCAAGCCAATTCAGGATGCGACCGAAGCCCAACAGCGTGAGCAATACGATCATGTCGAAGATGACGTAGAGCGTGCGCCCGATGCGCCACAGCACGCCAGCCACGTAGAACGGTGACGGCACGAAGGTTCTCACTCGCGGCTGACATTCGATGCACGTGTCGGACCAGCCGGGCTTGCTGGTGTCCACCTCATGCGTCGAGCTACACTTCGGGCAGACCATGAGCATCATCACGCGCGCCCCTTCGCGTTCACTGTGACCGTGAATGGATACGGTCCATTGCTCTCGTAGTCCCAGCTTGCGCTGCTGATGTACTCGGCGCACTCGATGCACCAGAAGAGATCGCGCTCGACGCCGTTGTTCGAGACGTGGCAGCGGTGCAGCAACGCACCTGCCATCAGCTTGCCGCCGCACTCGCTGCATTGATGCGGATCGTTCATCGCTTGCTCCCCTTGATCTCGCGGGTGCGCTTCTTCACCATTTCCTTGTGCTTCAATCGCATCCAACTGCGCTGCGACGTGCCCCACGCTGGTCGGCACGATTCGCAGGTCACTGACCACCCGATCTTACTAGGATCGACTTCGTGATCGAGCCCGCACTTCGGGCACTTCATGGTCGTCATCGTCATCGTGGAGGTTGCTCCTCTATCCACAACTAACAGTCTTTAAGAACTTCATCAGGAAGTGGAGTCTGAATCTCTCTGAGAGAACTTCACTTCCTGATGGAGCAAGACCAACCAAAGGAAAGAAAGAAAGTAAGAGGTGAGTGCGCGCGAGAGCGAGCAAGGAAATTTCAACATTTCCAAACAGCCACGGGTCAGCACCCTGCGATCACCGGGGAGGAGGCTCTTCCCGGCGGTCACAGTAGACGGTGCTCAGACGTGCGCAGGCCTCACGCAGGTCGAGCGGTTTGAAACCTAACTGATGGATGGTGGTTGATGAGAGGTGCGGGAGGGTGTATATCCGCACAAGACATCGACCACTCGCAGCATCCGAGTGTCGGTTTAAGAAGGGCGGGTCCGTAGCAAGCGGCTCGCCCTTCTGCATTTCAGGGTTTGAACCCTCGACGATTTCCTGCGGCGTCGTCAAATGGAATCTTTGAGCAAGGATATCGGGCAAAGTCCTTCTGGATGGTTGACCAGCATCTCGCGTGATTCGCCGAAGCGATCCGCAAGATGTTGGAGTGCGCTGCAACGATATCTCTCCACGTGAGCGATTGAATTCGATGTCTCACGGTGAGCGATCAAGGTACGCATTGAGATCGGATCGCACGCCAACTCGTACCCGAATCACCCGCGCCTCTTCTGAAACAGCGGCGACGTTCGCACGCCGACTTCCGGATCGAGGAAGCTGCATTGATAATTCCACAGCGCACACGCGTCGCCTTCGTCGCTGGTGCCGACCATCCAGCCAAGCTGACGGCAGCGCTCGACCACCATCGGCTTTGCAATCGCGCTCTTCAGGTTCATGCCAAGGAAGTGCGCACGCACCTGCGCCGTCGTCGCTTCGCGAAGCTCGACCTTGTTGTGGCACCACTCTTCGAGATGCTCAGTGAGTCCGATCAGCATCTTGATCGTCTCGATGTTGGTCTTGCCTGCCATGAACTGGACGTTCGCGCTCTCGTAGACGATCAGGTCCGGCTGGTGATCGCGGACATTCCACTTGTCCTCCAGCCATGCGCGGAAATTGCGATAGGTCGATGCGCGTGAGCCGCCATTGGAGAAGCGGACGTGACCGAACTTCGGAGCGCCACGAGGCGGGCCATAGGCCCACCCCGTAGTCGTTGCTAGATCAAGAGCGAGTACGCTGCCCTTGAACATCAGACAGCGCGGAAGGTTGCGCCGCTGCGCTTGCGGTAGGCCATGACGCCAATGCCCGCGAAGCCCAACAGCATCATCGCCCACGTCGTCGGCTCCGGCACAGCCGCGACGCCCGGCTCCGCAACGAGGAAGAACGACTCCGCGCCATCGTTCGCACCGGACCAGCGCGCGAAGAAGATCACTTCATCACCGAACGAGATGTCGCCACGGTCGATGTTGAAACCGCTCAGCGTGTAGTCTGGATAGCCAGTGCCGTTGTTGGTCGCGAGCAACGGAGTGCCGCCCGGTCCCGGTGAGTACGACGCCAGCACTGTGCGGTCCGTCAGGTTCAGGAAGTAGAAGCTCTCCAGAGTCTGAGCGACGCCAGTGTCATTGACGTCGATGCCGACGCTGAACGTGGTGCCCGCTGCCTGCGCCAACAGGTAAGCGCGCAGGATCGAACCGTCACCGACAGCGTAGCCGGTGCCGAGGGTATCTTGTGCGAGCGAGCCGCCGACGGTCGCCGTTGAGAACATCAGGTAGTCGCTGATGTTGCCTTGAGCTTGGAAATTATTGTACCCGAAGCCCGTGGGCTGCGCTGGTTGGTTGGTGCCGCAAATCAAGCACGGGTTGTTGAGCGGCTGATTGCCGCCGGGTACTACAGCGGACAGCGTGAGAGTGCTGGTCGAGTCCGTGACGGTGAACGAGTCGATAACGGCAGCGCTGGCAGGCAATGACATTGCGGCCAGCGCAGTGCAGGCTAGTAGAAACTTTCTCATATAATCCTCCTCGTAAGATGCGGTGTCGCATCGTGGAGCGCAGCGTAGTTCTGCGCTCGTCGTTGCGTCAGTCGATGACGAGAGGCTTGAATGCAACCAGATCAATCGGGACTGCGTAGACCTGCTCCTCCCGCTTGGTTAGAGGATTGAAGAACCGCGTCTCGTACCAAGACGGTCGGGTGTCCGCCATCACGATCCCCATATGCGTGGTCTCCTTGCACAACTGCACTGCCGCGTAGAGATCGGTCGCACGATTGAGCGGCTCGATGTTGCCGACGAAGAAGTGCGGATGAGGAAAGTCGCGGCGGCATGTGAAGCTGGTGCGCTCCCAATGCCTGCACTCGAACCGCCGACGCTCGCCGCCGATGTGAACGAACAGGTCGCCCCTATCAACGTGAGACTCAATCTCGGACACGTCGCTCGCATACGTCATCGCAGGAATCTCGATGTCGTATCCGCGCCTGTGCATGTGCAGTCCGATCAGGAAGACCGGCGACGATGACGCGCGCATCCTCGCCCTGATCCCGGCTTGAGGTGAGTTCACAGTCATCCAAGCTCCGCCCGTCTTCGATCCTTCGCCGCCTTCTTCGCCGCTGGCATCTCCTCTCGCACCCAGCGAAGATGACGCTGCAGTATACGCTCGACCTCGACGTCGTCGGCGAGTATCGCATCCAGTTCTTCGAGCGGACGATACGGCGGCGGGTTGTACCAGCACTGCGAGTTCATGTTCCAAAGCTGCTTGCCGAGATCGGTGTCCCCATCACCATCCTCATCAAGGTGCATGCCTTCGTGGCCCCAGAGCCAGCCCAGCAATAGCGTGCTGTGATCTGGATACACCCACCCGAACACGTTCGGCAGATAGCGCTTGTCATCGAGACGCATGCCCATGTCCTTGCCCGGCGGACGCGAGCGCACTTCGATGATCTTGCCGACGTCAACGCCGTCGGTATCACCGACAGCCTCACGCCACTTCTGCCTGAAGCGCTTGCCACCGGCACACTCTGCAACGCACCCATTGATATTCCACTCTGGCGTGGACTTCGAGTGCGCGCCCCTGTTGATGAGGCCTCGCTCGTCAGCCCACGTGAAGCGCGCCAGCCCGACACGCTTCGCCCTCTCCAGCCACGATGGATCGAGCGTGATCACCTGCCCCGGCCTGACGATCTTCGCGGCTTCACGCTGGCTGCGGGCTTCTTCGGCTTCACAGCGCTGAGAGGGCTGCGCGTCACCTTGTCGATCAGCTTCTTGGCGCGCGTCGTGCGAGCCTCGCGGTCCGACAAGGCCGCTTTCTCCGCGCGAGCCTCGCGCATCTCGCGAAGCTGTTGCTCGCGCGGCCCCATTCCTTTCTTGTCGCTTGGCTTCTTGCTTTGCATCTTCGTCTGCGCTCCTCTGATAATACTCGACGCACCATGCATCGATGTCTGGCTGGTCCCAGCCGTGCTGCTTCATCTGCCCCCAGAACTGCTCCTTGGTGAGGTTGTTCACGCCGAACTGGTAGAGCAAGTAATTCATCGTCTCGTACTTCTTCTCCGCATCCTTGGCCTTCTTGCGCGGATCGGCCCACTTCACGCTCACAGCGGCGGGCTCGCCGCGTCGCGATAGCCTCTCGTGCCGTCGTTGTTGTTGCCGCCCGGCCAGTCATAGCCGTTGGCTTCCAGCCACAGCCGCAAGCCACGGCGCAGCAAGTCCTGCATGGTGATCTTGTTGTCGAACGCAGCCTGACGCATAGCCGCGTGCACATCCTCTTTGATCAGGAAGACCACCTGCTTCATGTTGGCGCGATCCTTGCGCTCCAGCGTGACGCCGACATCGTCCATCGCTGACTGCGCTGCGGCGTCCAACTCGCGCTCGTGCTTGCGCTGCATCGCGTCCACCTTCATCGCCGCCGATGTGAGCGCGGCCTTCTCCGCAGCTTCCCTCTCCTGCTCCTTCGCCCACCTCTTGTTGTTGGCGTCGCGCTCCCTTTCAGCTTGCTCCCTCGCCTTCTCTGCGGCTGGCGTGCGCCGCAAGAGATCGACAATGCTGCCGCCGACCTGCTGCTTGACGGCGTACTCGAAGTCCTTGTCGGTCACCTCCATCAGCTTCAGGATGTCGCTGATGCGACCGTCGCTCATGTCGGCCACGGTGGGATCGTGAAGGAATGCTTCCCTGATCCTCTTCACTCTGGACGTTTGCGTCACGTAGCCGCGCGCCTGCCAACTATCGCTGGGCGGAATATCAGACAGGTTTACAGTCGAGAACAGTTCGGCGATGCGACGCCACGCGCGGAGCCGCACGCGATAGAACATCACCTCAGTCTCGGTGTCCTTGATCTGCTTGTAGTACGCGGCCATCGCCACGGACTTGTTGATGATGTCGGCGCACTCATCGAACCGATGGCACGCGGCGATGGACACGCACATCTTGTTGTACGCGACCAGATGGCCGTTGACCTTCTGGTTCAGCACGGTCAGTTGTCGTTGCTTCTTGTTCATCCGTTGCTCCTCACTCACTCTTCCGGAAGGTCCGGACCCCACGACGTCCATCCTTCGCGCCGTCGTCGCGCGTTCAATTCGATCTTCGGCAGGTTCGGGAAGTAGTGCTCGATCAACTCGGCAACGAGTTCAGGCTTCTCGCTGTGCTTGCCGCGCGGCTGCTCGATCACGGACTCCCATTGCTCACCGGGAGCGGGACACGGCACGGTGCCGCGCTTGCCCAGCAACAGGTGCTCGTGCCTGAACCTGAACCAGTAGCCGGTGCCGATGGACGGCTTCACCCACACGGCATTGGTGACGTAGCCGAAGCCCCAGTGCTTCAGCACCTCGATGGCCTGATCGAGCATCGGCGGCGTCGCCCACATGAAGAGCATGCAGTCCGGTGCCATGATCGACGGCACGTCGCGCGCCTTGATGTTCTCAATCGGTGATGTCGGATAGTGATTGTCGGCGGAGCGATCCATCCCGGTCTCACGGGACCACGGCTCCCAGCGCCACTCAGGATCGGCGTAGATCACGCCGTACCTCTCTGAAGGCAGCTTCTTGATCTTCTTCGCGAGTTCGCGCTCGCGCTTCGCTCTCAGTTTCTTCTTGGTCTTTGCCGCATCGTAGAACATTGGCGGGTTGCTCCAGTCGCCATCAGTGCATCGGGCTCGCTTCGACCGTCGCGGCCTCTGCTTGCTCGACGAGATCGGTCTGCACTTCCTTCGTCTTCTTCGCTCGCTTCGTCTTCGGCTCTGGCTTCTCCGACTTCACGAGCGTCGGCTTCGGCACATCACCGAACAGCGATAGCTGTCGCTTGTCGCCAGCCGCCTTCGTCAGCTTCTCGGCGAGCTTGCGTTCGTGCATCTCCAGATCGGCGATCCATCCTTCGATCTTCTTCAGAGCGACGGCGATCTTGATGTGGAGACGACTGGACTTCTGCGGCACGCCGCGTGCGGCGAGCGACTCATAGATGCCGTTCATCGCCTCACGCTCACGGTGAACGATGACGCGATGAGCGTTGCGAGCTTCATCGACGATCTCAAGGTGCTCGAAGATATCACCGACGAACTTGGTGGCGACCTTGTCGGTGATCTCGATCTCTGCGGTCTTCGCAGACTTAGCCATTCGCTTTCCTTTGCTGTGGAGGGTTGGTGTAAATCCGGAGATGATACGCACAGTAGGGAGACAAGCTCCCGCCGAATGCAGTGCGCGGCTTTCCGCAGCACACTTGCAACAGCCACTTCCCGGCACGTGGCTTGTCCAGTATGGCTTTGCAGCCGTGATCATTGAGCAGATATTCAACGCCGTCGTTGTCCTGCATTTCCTCTCGTAGTTGATCCATCGTCTTCTTCACAGTTGAAGTCCTGCCCCGTGATGGTCGCACTATCCGCGACGGCATCGGTCTCGTCACTCGCGATTGAGTGTTCGGCGCTCGCTTGAATGGGGAGAGCTTCTCCGCCAGCCTGTGCTTCCGCCCGGCTATAGCGTTGCGCGTGACATCGTACCCTGCCTCGCGCATCTTGTCGGCCACGAACGCGAGCGATCTGCCTTCGTCCCACAGGTTAACGAGCATGCGATCCGTCTCGTCATTCCAGAGCATCGTTGCTCCCTGCTCACCTGCGCTTCTTCGGTCCGAAGATGTCGGGCCTGATCTCTTCGGGTGTCATCTTGATCAGTGGGGAGAGCTTCATCACGTGATGAGGCGGCACCCGATTCCACGCCGACACGTTCTGATGCGTGACGTCGAGGTGTCGCGCGACCACGGTGGCGAAGCCGGGCTCCGAGAAGATCAGCTTCATCACGTGATCCCGCTTTGCATCGCGCGGACTCTCTCGGCGCATTATCTCTCCACGTAAGAGTTTCTTTGCGGCGACATGTGCTCGCACGGTCGTTGTTTCCTTCTTGGTTACCATATCCCCTTGTGCCCATACAATAAGTTGTTGATTTCATCAAGGCTGCAAACTATCTTCGCGATTCCCTGAAGGAGCAACCCAATGCAAGTTACGAAGTGGTCGGGCAAGCCGATCAGTAAGCCCGGCTGGTACAGCGGGATTCCCATCGAGCGCTATCACTCACCCGGGATGTGCGACGGTCCTGCGGTGTCGTCGTCGAACCTGCGAACGCTCTGGAGCAAGAGCGAAGCGCACATGTATCACGAGTGGTGCGAGGCACCGGACTATCAGCCGAAGGAAGCCACGCGAGCGATGATCCTTGGCGCTGCGGCGCATCATCTCTTCCTTGGCGAGGACGGCTTCAACATGAAGTTCGTCGCTCAGCCAGAGAACTATCGCGACAGCAAGACGGCGGAGTTGAAGAAGTGGAACGGCAACGCCAACGTCTGCAAGGACTGGCTCGCCGCAGCGGAGGACTCCGGTCGCGTCGTCGTCAAGCCCGATGAGTTCAAGGCGATCAAGGGAATGGCGGCGTCACTCACGTCGCAGCCGCTGGTGCAGGAAGGTCTGCTTAGCGGACTCGTCGAGTGCTCCGGCTTCATCAAGGACAAGCCGACTGGTCTCTGGATCAAGGTGCGGCCCGACGTGATCCCGGTCAGCGGTCCCGACTTCGTCGATCTGAAGACCACCAGCGACGTCACCTCTCACGCTCTGCAATACACGATGCGCAGCTTCGGCTATCATCAGCAAGGCGCGCTGATCTGGGAAGTCTGCGAGGCTCTCGGTCTGCCGTTCGCCTCGTTCAATCTGATGTTCGTCGAGACCAGTGCGCCGTACTGTGCGCGACGCATTGAACTCGCGGACAAGGACCTTGAGGACGGCAGGCGCATCAACCGCGTCGCGCTGAACCGGATCGCCAAGGCGATGACGCTGAAGCACTGGCCCGGACCCAGCGAGAACGACGGTCACCCGCTGCCGTTCTCTCACGATGAGCGAGCGCGCACCGAAGCAAGGCTGAAGATCGAGGAGAGTGCATGAGGCTTCCTGAAGGAGTGAAGGCGCACGGCTTCTACATGGCCACGTGCTCCGATCCGAAGTGCGGACCGCACCTTGTCGCGTTCGACCGCAACGAGGTGCCGATCTGCGACATCGCAATTCCCCTGTCCGGCGTGCCGTCACTGGTGCAGGCGCTTCAAGACTTCGCCTACGTGCGGGCTGTCGAGAAAGATAAATAGGAGCAAACAATGGACGTGACTGAGATCGAACGGCGCGTTGATCGCGCAATCGCTGCACCCATCGCGGTGAACATGGAGATCGGCGGCGTCGCGCTGCAGAACATGGGCGAGGTGATGGAGTTCGCCAAGCTGATGGCGGTCTCCGGTTCTGCGGTGCCGAAGTATCTGCGCGGCAATCCCGGTGGCTGTCTCGCGATCTGCTCGCGTGCACTGCGCTGGCAGATGGACCCGTTCGCCGTGGCGGAGAAGTCCTATCAGGTGGTGAACAAGGGCGAAGAGCGCATCGCCTTCGAGGCTCAGCTTGTGCACGCCGTCATCACGGCACGCGCTCCGCTGAAGACGCGGCTGCGCTACGAGATCGGCGAGATCGTCGATGGCGTGTGGCGTGTCGGTGGCTCCGGCGACGAGCGTCGCTGCCGGGTGTGGGGTACGTTCCGTGGCGAGGACTCGCCGCACAGTTACACCAGCGAGACTCTCGCGAAGCTGCGCGATGCTCGCGGTCGCAATGAGTACGGCAACATCAAGGGATCGCCGCTCTGGGACGCGCAGCCCGAAGTTCAGCTTGCCTACTCGTCGATCCGCCAGTGGTGCCGACTGCATGCGTCGGAGGTGATGCTTGGCGTGTACACGCCGGACGAACTGGAAGACGGATCGAAGATCAAGGACGTGACACCGCCAGCGGTCAGCCCGCTGCAGCAGAGGTTGCGTGATGCAAGGCAGCAAGCCGCTCACGCACAGGACCGTGGCTTCGACGCGGAGCACATTGCTCGCGAAGTTGCGTTGAGCACGGTCATCGAAGAAGACGCCAATCCCGGCGAACAGGAGACTAAGAATGACGACGATGCAGGAGGTAGCGATGCGACTGGAGTTGAAGGAGGGCAAGACCCAGTTGGTGATCGAGGAGACGAGAGTCTTCACGAAGGCGGAAGCGATAGCGCTGTCGATGCAGATCAGAAGGTGGTCAGCGGGACTGCCGGATCATCAGCCGCGCAAGAAGGCCAAGGGGAAATCTTCCCGCCAGACCGCAAGCCGTCGCCCGGCAAAGGCAAAGGTAGCAAACGGTGATGCTGCGGCAGCGACAACCGCCGCTGCGTGATCCGGGCTATCTGGCGTGGCTCCGCAAGCAACGGTGCGCGTGCTGCAAGCAGGCTCCGCCCTGCGATGCCGCGCACCTGCGGGCCACGTCATTCGTTTACGGCAAGGCTGGCGGCATCGGCATGAAGCCCGATGATCGCTGGGCCTTGCCGCTGAAGCACAACCATCACATGGCGCAGCATGCGCACGGCAACGAGCTTGAGTGGTGGGCGAAGCAAGGCGTGGAGAATCCATTCGATCTCTGCATCACCTACTACAAGCGATATCTTCTCACGAAAGGAATAGACTGATGAGCACATCCATCGTCCCGCAGGACCGCGTGCACGTGGTGCCGCGCCGATCTCCGGTGAACCTTCAAGCGCTCGATGATGAACTGGGCGAGGTGTCGCGCAGCGTTCGCCGCCCGGAGCGCACGCCGCTCGATCCCGTGCCGGAGCAGGTGCAGGACGTCGGTCGCCTCGCCGCTGATGCAGTGCTGGCGACAGCCGAGACCGCAGCGCAGGAAGTCGGCAAGCTCAGCGCGCTGGTGAAGGAGTTGGCACCGCAGCTTGAAGCGTCGCTTGCCGATCTGGACAAGAGCCTGCTGATCATCACTGAAGCATGCAAGCAGGTGCGGGATCGCGGCGAGCGCACGAAGCTGCTTGTCGAGGCGTCGAACAATCTCGCGAAGGACATCAGGGAGAAGTGCGCGGAGTTCTCCAAGATGGTCAACGGCGATGGTAACTGATCGTCAGTTCACCAACCCCAACTTCGGCTCGCAGGCGCGAGTCGAGGTGGATGGTTGCGAAGTGCGACTGGTCTTCGTTGCCAACGACAGGTTCAAGGCGAACGTCCTTGCCGATGCATTGCTCGAACAACTCAAGCAAGGTTCGGTCACGCTCACCATGATGGGCAAGCCGACGGGTATCGTGGAGGAGTGATGCACAAGCGCGAGGTTGTCGATGTCGAAGCTCGTCTCGTCAATGAGACTGACGCTGCCTACCGCATCCACGACGGCAAGCGAACGGAGTGGGTGCCGAAGTCGCTTGTCGAAGCCAACGATGACGGCACCTTCACGATGCCTGAGTGGCTGGCGCTGGAGAAGGGATTCATCTGATGCACACGAAGGACATGCTGGCGCAGGCACTGCGCGACGTCGGGCTCGACGAGATGGCTGGCAAGGCGGCGACCGGCTACTACCACGACTTCCTCTCACCGCTGGCGACGCCGGAGATGCAGTTGTGCAACGATCTCCTGTTCGAGGTGCACTTCCATCCGGAGAGCGAGTACACCGAAGCGAGGACGGTGCTGCGTCAGCGCGTGATCAACGGCGACTTCGACGCCAGCATGGAAGAGAGCGACGACTGGGCGAAGAGCGATGAAGGTCAGGCAGCGTTCCGGCAACTGACGAGCAAGCGCTGATGCTGACGTTCAAGTCCAACGCAGCGAGGACGACGCACGCCGCACAGTGCGGCAGCGTGCGCGTCGGCTACGTCGAGGCGGGGAGAGAGCCGAACCGCTGGCTGTGGTCGCTCAATACGATCCAGCCGAAGGGCGGCAGAGCGGCGGGCATCGTCGAGAGTGAAGAGGCCGCGAAGGCGGCGCTTCAGGAAGCGTGGCAGACGTGGCTCGACAACGCGGGCTTGGAGCAGAAACGATGAGAGAGAACGCGACGCACGCACTCAAGCTCTACGCCAACTGGAAGCACCCGCCGCAGAAGTACGGCGACGAGGTGATGCACCTCTGGTTCGATGACACCGATGAGATGGAGGCCGGACTCGACATCGCGATTGAGCGTGAGGACATCGCCTACATCGACGTGATCGATATCGTGAATAACACGACGACGCGGAGGTACACCCGATGCGCAGTATAACCGACATCAGGACGGAGCGGATCGGTCTCCCGCGAATGCGGACTCGACTGTCGCCACTCAAGATTACAGCCGCCGCATCCGCGATGGCAGCGCTGCTGATGGTGTTCGCGATCCAGCGCTTGCCCAGCGCTGAGCGCATCGAGGTGCCGCCGCCAGTCATTCCGGAGGTGACGTCGTCGTCGGTCGGCAAGACTCACCGCGAGCCGGTCCGTGTGATCGAGACGGTGCACGTCGCATCGACTGAGCCGGTGCCGGTGAAGACCGAGACCATCCGGCCAGAGCCCACACCATCAGTCGTGCCTCCGGTGATCATGCCGCCGGAAGAAGAAACACCGCCGCCGAAGCGGAGGTTGCGCGTGGCTTCGCGCGGCGGTGACGTCTGCACGCGGCACGGCAAGCGCAAGGTGATCACGCGCGGTGGCAAGTCGTGGCGGTGTAGATGAGCGACCTTGTGAAGCGACTCCGCGCTGGTCCGTATGATCGGTTTGATCCACGCAAGGATCAGGAACTGGAAGACGCTGACTACGTCGAGGCGCTGGAGGCGGACGGTCGCGAAGCCACCCGTCTACTGGACCTTTGGTCTGAAATCCCCGGCGCTGAAGACTTTGCACCATATCAAGACACAATGACGTTTCTTGGCAAGCCAAACAGTGTTGGCTGGGTCTGGGCGCGTGAGGTTCGAGAGGAGCGAGACTTTGATAAGGAACAAGCTCGTCAGCGTGATCTAGCAATGCAGTGCGTTTGCGAAGCCGAAGAACGTGAGCAAGCAGCACATGCCCGCATCGAGGCGCTGGAGGCGGGGCGCGATGCTGTTGAGAAGAAGTTGTGGGGCCTGAGTACCCAGTGGGCGTTGCACGGAGGCCCATTTGACCACGCGTGGATATCTGAAGTCATGGCCGTCTTCGCACCGGAGCAGGACAAGTGATGAGAGATCGGGATTTCCCAGACATCAGGTTCAAATGGCGCTGCTCACAGTGCGGTCGGCTCAATAGCTTGGAGTTGGATAATGTCTGCCCAACGTGTTTGGAGTTGGCGCTGGACGAGGATCAGAAGAAACTCGCCGCCCTCGCACCGGAGAAGGACTGATGCCGTTTTATTGCGAGAAGACTGGCGGTCCATCTCCCAACGAAGGCTCGTGCGACTGCCAAGGCTGTTATGCCAACCGTCGCATCGAGGTGCTGGAGGCCGCGCTCGCGAAGGCCGCGCCGACAGGGCATGTCGAGATCGCCCATGATGGGTTCGCGGGCGACATCATCGGCCACTACACCACCCGCGAGGGCAAGAAGGGCGTCGTCGTCCAGCAGGACGGCACCCGCGTCGTGCATGTCTACGGCGAGAAGTGGATCGCCACCCCTGAGACGGAGAGCCGTGATGAGGGATTGGAGGAGAAGGTTCGAGCACTGGTCGAGCTTCATATCGGCTCGCAAGAATGGGTCGATCTATACAACGAGATCGCCGACAGGTTCGAGGACAAGTGATGCGGTTTGAACGAGTGCCGTCTTCGTATCCCGACATGCGATTATGGGCCGCGTCGAGCGGTAACTACTCTTTCGTGATCTCAGAAGAGCGCATGGTCCCGCCAGACCCGCTGTGGAGCGGCTTCACCGCGAGCTGGAAGAATGTTCACAGCGACATGACCCCGTTCGGCAAGCAGGCGGCGAATAAGATCGACGGCGGGCCGTGGAAGACGCTCGCGCAGGCAGAGCAAGCATGTAACGCAACGCTGAAGCAACTGAGGCGCAAGCAATGAGGCTCAGCGAAGAGATGTCGGAGAAGTGGTTCAAGCTGCCGATGGCGCTGCGCGTGCGCTGGTGGACCGAGACCGAGTACGGCAAGAAGCCGCCCAGCGATGAACTGACTCAGGCAGTGAACGAGGCAATCGAGGAAGGGGAGAAGGATGAGCAACGGAGGAAAGCCGCCGCCGCAGAAAGCGCGGACGGAGAACCAGAGACTTAATGATCTGGCGAAGCATGCCTACAACGTGCTGCGCAAGCTGAAGATGGGAGATCGCGGGACGATCTCGTGCGGCAGACAGTTTCCGATGGATGAGGTTCGCGGCTACATCTACGGCTACGCCTTCCACAAGAAGAAGTGGTTCGACATCCAGACGGACAGCGTCAGCAGTTCGCTGATCGTCACGCGAGCCCCGAAGCCGAAGCCGATTAAACACTTTGATGAGGAGGAAGAAGCATGACCGATCAGGTTAACGACGAAGAACAGCAGGCAGCGCAACAGGTGCTGACTGGAATCGAGAAGCTCTCGCCGCAGGCGTTGCAAGCGCTGGCACTGTCGCTCGATAGAATTCTCAACGGCGAGAAGGTTCTCGGCATCGAGATGAGCGTGAGACGCATCAACGGCTTCGTGCTGATGGTGTTTCCGTTCGGCGACAAGGATGCCCAGTGCCACTACGTCTCGAACGGTGCGAGCCGCGACGACATCATCAAGCTGTTCACGGAGCAACTGAAGCAACTCACCGCGCAGCGCGACGCGGAGCAGAAGAAGGCGGCGTTGTTGCCGGGACTCGGTGGAGGGCCGGTGCAGTGAGGCGCTACATTCCGCTCGTGCTGCAGGCGAACCGAGTCCGCAAGGGCGAGTTCGCCAGCAACGACTCGCAGGGGATGATGGGGATGTTCAGGGTGCTCACGCCGGGCGGCGCGCTGTTGCTCGCGGTGTCGAGCGGTGCCGACATGGCCAACGGCTGGGAGCACGTCGCAGTGTCGGGCGAGACTCGCACGCCGACATGGGAGGAAGCGTGCTTCGTGAAGGACATCTTCTGGAGCGAAGACGAACTGGTGGTGCAGTTTCATCCGCCGAAGATGGATCAGGTCGTCTTCAAGCCGCACGTGCTGCACTTGTGGAAGTCGCTGCGCACGCCGATCCCCGCTCCGCCGACAATCATCTCTGGGCTGAAGACGCCAGCCACGCCATAGACTTATGGAATAGCGTGATGGTTCGGATGCGCCTGATCTGCGCCGCCTGCGGCAGGCATTGGTCGCTCACGGGGAGCGATAAGCGCCGGGCGACCTGCCCCAAATGCCACCGCAGGCGGGTCTCCGCCGGGCGGAAACGGGCATGGGCGCGTAGGAAGCTATTAGGAGCCCGTACAGTGGCCGTCCAGCCGGAGGCTACAACCCCCCTGCCCAGTCTCGCGGAGCTAATGGCTGACGCGGACGCCAAGGCGGCGAAGGCCCTCGAAGCGGCCCGGACCATAGCCGCCCGGTTCAAGCCCGGCGGCGGCTAATATCGCTCACGGGGAGCGATCAGCAGAAGTCCACCCGGCCAGCCTTGATGTGGAAACGGGACCGGCACCCGGTGGTGATCTCGCAGACGATCCTGCCGGACATCGCCGACAGGTCCCGGTAGTCGTGGCCGACGAAGTCCCACGCTCCCGACGGTCGCCACAGCGTGATGCTGTGCACGTTATCGACGCCGCCGCGCCCGCGCGCGAATGCCCAGTGACACGCCGGGCACTTCATCGAGAGGCCTTCGGCCTTCTTGATGTCGTCGGTGTAGTCGTACTCGAACTGCGCGCTGCGCTTGATGAAATGCGGATCGAGATCGGTCAGCTTCAATTCAGAATCCCCACACCAGCCAGACGACCACGGTGACGAACACGACGATGAAGAGTCCGAGCACCCACCGTGGTTTCTCTTCCGGCATCAGGTCAGCATCCCTTGCAGATCGACGGCGGTCGATCCGGATATGGCGGTAGCGGATCGACCTGCGACTGTCGAGGAGGATCAGCGGATCGGAAAGAAGTGCGGAAGGCCCGTACCTCCGCCGAGCAATCCACTGAGCCACGCGACGACCGCGATCAAGCATAGTAGCGCGACGATGATCTGACCGAACTTGTAGACGTTCGGCGGGATCGCCCAGTTGAAGATGCCGGTGATCACCCACACGATGACGTAGGCAATCAGGCAGATCAGCGCGATGTACAGGCACAGGTTCAGGAAGCTCAGTAGAATTCCCATCACAGTCCTCCATTCGGAACATGTTTCAACGCGACGCGTTCTCGTCCGCTACCCATTCAACCCAAGGAGCGAATGATGACTGTTTCCCACGACAGCGTGCAGCAGATTAACCAATTGCTCGACCGGATCGTTCAGGTCAAAGACAGCCCGGAGTCAATTCAACAGGCCGTCGATAACGTGAAGGCGAAGGTCTCGCAGTTGGTGTCTGACGCATCGGCGCAAGGCAAGCAGGCCCCGCCGACTGGTCAGCAGGCACAAGGCCAGCCGAACCAGAAGAAGTAACCTATTCCTTCCACGGATAGATCACTTCGACCTCGTCGTCGGTCTCGATCCCAAGGTCTGCCATCAGACCCGGTGAGAGATCGGCGACGCGTCCAGTCTTCTCCTCGTGCGGTCCCCAGTCAGCAGGGAATGCAGTCAACGCGACTCCGGTCCTCGTAGCGCGAACGAGCGCGACATTCTCCAGCAACGTATCCTTCGGAGTCTGCGAGTAGTCCCAACGGCACGCGACGTAGTGCACGAACGGATTAAGTCTGCGCGCGAGTCCCATGCCTTCGGTGCCGGGCGTGCCTTCAGGCAAGAAGAGATGCGGCGCATCCATCACGTCGAATATGAAAGCGAGCCCTTCGTCGTCGCTCACGCCGGAGGTGTCGTCGGGTCCGCCGAAGTGCGAGCATCGACCGATGGCGTAGAAGTCGCTGGCCGGTGGCTCCGGCTCCGGTCCTTCGGGCTCGCCCTCATCACCATCGCCCTTGCCGCTGATCGCCGTCGCGAGTCCGTCGATGATGGAGTCGAAGCCGTCTTCGTAGAGTTGGCAATCGGTCTCGCTATCCACGAAGCAAATTTCCGCCAGCAACGCGGGCATCTCGGTCGAGTTCAGGAATTTCAAATCGGTCCGCTTCTTCGCACCGCGATCAATCAGACCAGCCGCTTCGGAGATCACCGCCGACATCTCTGCGGCGATGGTTGGCTGCGTCAGGTAAAGCACCTCACAGCCCATGCCCTTCTCGCAAGGTTCGTAGGCGTTGAAGTGTACACTCAGGTCGTAGTCGCGTTCGTGGCTGTTGTGCCAGTCGCATATCGCCGAGAGGTTCTCTCCCTGTGAGTTCGACGTATTGTCGTGATAGGTGTGCACCTCGACGCCGCGATCTTCGAGTGCGATGGCGAGCGCATCAACCACGCGCCTCGCTTCCTCGACTTCGTTCAGAATTCCCACCGCGCCTTGCACCTTGGCTCCGTGGCCGGAGCTAATGCAGATCGTAAGCATGAGACTCTCCTCATTCTGGGAATGTGATTCCACCCTCACCGGCTTGTCCCGGCACGTAGCTCTCGTTCATCGGCGGTGCGTTCGGCGGTCCAATCGCAGGTGGCGCGCTCTGATATTCAGCCGGGAGCTTTGCGAACTGATCCTTCCACCGCTGCGGTGGGTCCTGCTTCCACTGTTCGTACCACGCCTTCGCTGCGCGGATGTCGCGCTCACTCGGATCGTTGTTGTTCCAGTAGCCCCAGTATTTATCGCCCGGCGCGCGACCGGGGATCATCGGGTTCATTGCGCGCTCGCGAATGAACTTCTCGTCCTCGCTCTCCTGCTCCGCCTTCTTCTGCTCTTCGACCTTCTGCTCCTCCGCCTTCTTCTCCGCCGCCTTCACCTCCGCCGGTTTCTTCGGCCAGTTGTAGTCGCCTTCACGCGGCTGGAAGTTCTGCACGTTGCATCGTGTCGTGTAGCCGACGCCGCGCGTGTAGTTGTGCTCAGCTTCCGACACGTAGTAGGTGCCATCGACACCCGGTCGAGCGTTTGAAATCACGACGTTGCAATGCGCGTGCGCACGCGGCTCGCCATTGAGAAGCACCCAGCCAGTGCCGCGCTTCGACTGGCTGTCGCCGGACATGCCAGCGTTGTTCTGCCCGCCCTCGACCTTGCCGATGACGGAGCCGACGGTCTGCGCGATGGCCTTCGCTCCACCGAACGGATTGCCGCCAGCGACTTCGCCAGCGATCTTGTCCCAGTTCGCCGCGTTGAAGTCGAAGAACCGCGCCGACGTACCGCCCCATTGCGCGCGACCGGAGAACGGCTTGATGCGCCAGCCGATCAAGTTGATGCCCCACACCGCTTCGATGTTGAACATCTTGACGCCATCGGCGTTGACGCCCTCGCCTTTGCCGACCAGCGTCGCGATCCCGTTGTTGATCGAGAAGATGCCGCCGGTCTCGCGCGCGATGCGCTCGCCGAAGTTCTGCGCGCTCTCGTTAGCCGCCTGCCAGAAGTCGCGCTTCATCGCCTTCATGCCCGGAGACAGCTTGAGCTTGAGCCCGGCATTGCCGAACACCTTCTCGCCGATCTCGCTCAGCGAGTGCTTGCCTTCACCTGCTTGCGCAGAGTCATCCTTCTTGCCTTCGCCGACGGTGACGTTCTGCTGCTCCTTCGCTGGCCCCTTGGTATTGCCGCCGGTCCCGGTGATCCACAATCGACGACCACCACCACGACGACCGAAGCCGCTCTCCACTTCCGACACCCAGCCAGCGAACACGACTTCGAGTCCCGGCCCGCCCCACTTCATCTCGTCTTGCGCCTGCTCAGCGACGACGTCCTGCATCGAGTTGGCACCGCGACCGAAGTCGATCACGCGCGGACCTTCACCAGCCCAGCCCAGCATCACCGTCAGCGGCACGTTGTCCGGCGGGATCATCAGTTCGGAGTAGCGATCATCAAGCTCGATGTGCGCTTGGCTGTGACCGCCCTCGACGCTGTCGATCACCTGCACCGATATCAGGTACGGGTTCAGCCGTTCGGTCACGTCCTGCATGCCGTGAACGATGATCTTGCACGCTGCGTGACGACGCGGCCCCTGATGCTCGACCATTATCTCTCCGGATCAGTAGTGACGAACGGCGTCGTGCCCTGCGTCGTGTGCCCTTCTGGTGTGGTGCCCCATAGCACGATGCTGTTCTTCGGTTGCGGCGATCCGCTCAGCACCTCGTAGTCAATCGGGATGCGCACCTGCGTGCCCACCGGGAGGAACGGCGAGTAGCGATGAACCTTCGCGAGATGCGGATTGTCATCAAGCATGCGCTCGACCATGTGCTGCGCGCGGTTGCGATACCTGCGCCACAGGATGGTGTCGGCGGTGATGAAGTCCGAACCGACGGTGACGACGTCATAGCTCGATACGGTCATGCCATCGTCCCGCTGGTGTCGGCAGCGCCGGAGGAATAAATCTGCATGATGCCAGCCGCAGGATCGTTCGGGATCGGCACGCGCTGGAAGCTCGCCTCGAAGTCGATCTGCTGACCGACGCCATCACGATGGATGTGGCTGTGCGCGCGATTGAGAGACTCGATGATGAACCAGCCGAAGTGCCAGCCGTCACCACGGATCAGGATGTGAGCCTGACCAAGCCTGCGCATGTTGTCGAGCACGTCGAGATGCATCAAGCCGCCGGACGACGGGAAGCCGCCGCGATGCTCGCGCAGCATCATCGACTCCGGGTCCATCTCAGCGCCCGGACCCATGACCGGCTGATTGATGTTGCGCCGCTTGTTGGTGCTTGGATCGACTGATCGCCGCATCATCCGCGCGAAGTAATGCGGGAAGACGCGGCCCTTCACGGTGATCTGCTCCTCGCCCTCTCCTACCCATTCTCGATAGAGAGCCGCTCCCGCGATCTCCTTCTTCGCCCAGTCTGAAGCCGTGTGGTGCGCGTAGTCGTTCACGCTCAGAGGAAACACCTGAAACTGAACTGGTCCCCATTGGAATAGAACTGGGTTCGCCATCAAGCCGCTCCGATATCACTGTGGGAATTCCATCGCGTCTCGCGCACCTCGCGATCCGCCTGACGTCGCATCGACGCGCGAGCGAACTGCATGCCGCTGTCGTTGACCTTGAGGTTCACGTTGACGTCGCGCTCTGCGCTGGCGTTGATGATCTCGTCATCGCGCTTCTTCGGCTTCGGTGCTTCTGCCGGTGCTGGTGCCGCCGGTTCCTCGGCCTTCGAGACAACTGGTGCATCAACCTTCGGCGGCGTTTCAGCGACAGTGGTGACTGGACCGGAGACCTGTGGCTTACCTCGCTGTGCATTAACCCACTTTCCTGTGCCCGGCTGAACACCGAACATGTTGCCGCCGACGTTGGTCATCGTATTCGGGTTATAGTTCGGATCGCCGACCGTTCCTTGATCGGTAGCGTAATTGATCTTGTTGGACCCGCCAGAGAACACGTCATTGCTGGCCTTGTCCCACGCCTTCTGCTTCTCTGGAGTCCACGCACTGAAGTACGCATCACGTTCATGCTTCATCATCGGCCCCGAACCGGGATCACCGTGGAAGCGCCGAAGCGGACCATAGAACTGTTTGCTGCCCCTAGCGTTCACAACCTGCTCTAGGGTCTTGTTTCTGGACGCTGCGTAGTTCGACATCTGCTCCAAGTTGGCAGTGATGTTGCCGCCGCCTTCAGCCTGAAGCGTTCGGAATATCTTCTGCTGATTCTTTGGGTCCTTCATCCATTCGGCGTTGGATTGTTGAATGCGCGTCTTCAGGACATCTGCGTTGACGCGCCGCCCTTGGTAGTCTCCTGATGCCGTTCCGCCCGCCGCTGGTCTGCTGTCAGGTGTACCCATCGGGTTTGCTGCATCGGCGGACGCAGTCTGCGTGCGTGCAGCGGGTGCGGTCGCTTGCTGTGCAATAGCCGTCGCCTCATCGGCTGGCACGCCGTTTGCGATCAACGCCGCACGCGCAGTCGCAGGGTCCCTGATGCCGAAGTGACCTTGATCGTTGCGACGCCACTTGTTGCCGCTGACCATGCCCCACTTCTTCGCAAGCTCATCCTCCACCCTCGGATCGATGGTGCGGCCCTTCTTGCCGCGCACACCGTAGCCGACCTGATTGATGTCGATGGCCGCGCCGATGGGATGACCGGATGCGTTGTGCGGTCGATGCCCGAGCGTGCCGCTCTCAGGTCCGATCACGCCGCCAGCTTTCTCATAGTCGTTGATGAAGCCTTGGAAGTTCGCCTTGAAGCGTTGATCGACCTGAAATTTGCGACCGCCAGATGATGTGACCGTCGCCAAGTTCTGCCGCGCGATTGGCGTGCCTGCTCTTGCAGTGATGCCGCCAGCGCCGCCAGCACTGGCGCTCCCGCTACCGGGGACACCAGCGCCAGCGCCAGTGCCCGCCACTGGTGCCTGCGGTCCGTGATCGTGCCCGTCGTCCGGCGCGTGCGCGGGTGGCAACGACGACTGTCGCCTCTCGACGTGCGGTGGCGCAAGGTCGGTGCCGCCTCCGTATCCAGTGCCGTGCGATCCAGTCGGGCCAGCCTGATCATAGACTCCAGTATTGAGGCCGGACGAACCGAAGCCGCCTCCGCCCGTGCCGCCACCACCGCCCGGATGATAAGAGGCCTGCAGATACTTCGCATCCATGCTGGAGCCGTAGCCGCCGCCCTGTTGCTCAGCGATTGCCTTGCCGATCTTCTTCGCTTCGTCGGTGCCGGTGAACGATGCGTTCTGCAGTAGCGGATTGCGCTGCTGTCCGCCGCCACCACTACCGCCGCCCGGCGTGAAGCTCATCTTCTCTGCGCGTGCGCCGCCCGGTCTCTCGCCGACGGCATACGGTTGCTGCCAAGCTCCGGGCTGCTGACGTGTCAGCGGCACGTTCTCGTATGGACGCACCGGCTCAGTCGATAGTGCGTGCGGCTTGCCGCCGGTCGTGTCGCCCGGTCTCACGCGTGGACCGATGCCCAAGATGTTGCCCTTGAAGCGAGAGCCGAACTCGCCCCAACTCTGCGGCATCCACGCTGGCAACTCGAACCGCTTCAGCGCCTCGAACAGCGAGATCAATCTCTCCGCGCCAGTCGCGATGTTGCCGAGTAGTTCAGCGAACACCTGCAGCACCTTGGTGACACCGAACGCGTCGAGCAGGTGGCCGATCTCCATCACGAGCATCGAGACCGAGTTGGTCAGCCGCGCCACCGCGACATCGGGTCCGTCGGTGATGTTGCGCGACTTGGCCAGACCGTCGGCTGCGTTCTGCGTCTTCTCCAGTTCTTCGTTGACGTCATCGAGCGAGCGCTCGAACTCGCGGACGACGCGCGCGTTCCTGATGCCCGCCGCCGCCATGATCTCGTTCTGCTTGTTCGACGCCTTGAACATTCCCATCAGCCAGCCGAGTGGACTGCCGGACTGCTTGGCCTTCTCCACCTCCGCAAGCATCACCTCGACCGGCATGTTGAGCGCGTCGGCCATGCCCTTATCGCCAGAGAGCATCCGCTCCATGATGTTCGACAGGATATTGATCGACTGCGCGGTGTCGCCTGTCGCCCTGTTGGCGATGCCGACGTAGGTCGTCATCTCCGCGAAGCCCTTGGCTCCGTGCGATCCGAGCGACGACATCACCTCAGCCAGTCGCGGACCGTGCGCAGCGAGCGCCTTCACATCGACGTTGAGATCGCCAGCGGTGTGGACCGTTGCTTCCAGCACCTTCTTATAGTCGCTCGCCGGGATCGACATGATGCGCATCGAGTCGCCCATCACCGACGACATGTCTTCGACTTCAGCGACAGCGCCCTTGGCGTAGAGCGCGATGTCCGGAAACATCTTCTTTGCGTCGGCTGGCTTGACCATGCTCTTGTCGAGGAAGGATTTGAATGACAACTGCAGCCGACCGAGATCGTCGCCAGTGTCCATCGCGACATCCTTGAACATCGAGCCGAAGCCTTCGAGGTTCGAGCGCGTGCCGCCGATGCTGTTCTGCAGTTGGCGCAGCTTGGTGTCGTAGGCAGCGAACTGCATGTAGCCTCGACGGATCGTCTCCATCGCAGCGCCCACGCTGAGCGCTTTCACCGCCATCAGACCGAGAGCGCCGCCAGCCTTTCCGGCGAGCGCCTCGACAAGGCCCATCGCAGCGCCGCCCTTCTTGCCGCCTTCCTCGACGGACTTGCCAGCTTCGGATGCTTTCTTCCTGTACTCCGCCCACTTCGCGGAGTTCGCCTCCATCAGCTTGATCTGCTCTTCGATGGTGACGTTGTTCTTCTTCGCTCCCTTGTTGATCGACTCCTGCGAATAGACGATGCCCTTCGATGTCTGATAGAACATCGCCTGCGTCTCTTTCGAGAGCGACGCGAAGTTCTTCTTCGCCGAAGCAATCGCTTCTTCGGTGTCGTCTACAGCGCTGATGACGAGTGTCTTCTTATTCTCGTCGGCCATGCGGCAACCCCTTACGCTTCTTCGTCACTCAGATCGAAGCCAGCTTCGTCCTCCGGCGGCAGCGGCGCGCCCGGACCTTGCGTCGGCTCATCGTTCGGTGCCTCGTCCACTTCGATCTCGCTCACCGGCTCGATGATGTTCGACTCCTTGAGCGGCACGTTACCCGTCGCGATGTCGTTGCGTATCTCCTGTGGGATGTTGGCCATGAACGCTTCCATCACCCGGTCAGCGTCGGGATAGCGAAGCTCGCGCAGCACAGCCTCATCGACACCGGCAAGCTCCGTCATCAGTCCGATCATGCTTGGCCAGTGACGATCCTGCCACAGCAACAGGTGACCGAACTTGAACGCACCAAAGGTGATGCTGTCGATCTTCTTGCCGTTGTACTCGAACGGAATGAACAGGTGGACCGTGCGTCCACCGAGCTTGTCAATCGAGATAGCCATCAACGAATCCCCTTCCTGCCGGTCGGCGCATCCGGCAGGAAGATCGCGTTGCCGTCAATGGTGAAACCAGATCGCGACGACGTCTTCGCCACGGTCGTTGCGTTCATCGATGAACTCGATGTTCTCGTGACCGCCAGCACCATCGCGATCAGCTACAACGACTCGCTTGTCAGGCGACTGTCGCTGTAGCTGCTCGATCAGTTCTTTGACGGTCATACTTCAATGCCGACCGGGTTGGCCGGGATCGCGAGCAGGCGCACCATATCGTCGGTGAGCATGGTGTCGCCAATTCCGAGCGTCGTGGTGAAGAAGTCCCACCAGTAGATTTGCTTGAAGCCGCCCTCGCTGACCATCATGTTCAGTTCGTAGTGCATGATGTTCTTGATCGAGTATTCGTGCGCCTGAAGGTTGCCCTTCGAGAACGCTGTAGGATTGGCGCGACCGAGACGACCTTCGATCACGGCAACAGCCTGCAGCGCCTCCGACGTTCGCCGATCACGGATCAAACCGTAAGCGGTGAAGCGGTGATACTGCGGGTCTTCCTGTCCGAGCATCGCCATGATGAGCGGGTCCCAGCCAGCGAGGTTGAACGTCGCTTCGAGCTTGTTGATGTGCGTCGGAATCTCGATGCCGACCGGCGCACCGGCTGGCGTGTGATCGACGTAGTTCTCTTCCCAGCCCGGCAGCTTCAACTCTTGCAGCACGAGATGGGTGGAGATGCCCGGCATCGTGCTCGCGCCCGTACCGACAGCATCGCCGCAGATCAGGTTCGCGCTCTCCATCACGTAGATGGTCTGGTTAGCCATGTTGGAATCCTTTCTTCGAGTTGGCCTTGACGAGACCGGCGCTTGCAGTCGCCGCTACAGTTTGAAGCACGTCAGTTCGTGCTGTCCGCCAAGCTCCGGGTTACGAGGTCGCGAGGTTAAGTTGCTGAGCGAGATCGGCAACCATCTCATCGACGGCTTCGCGATAGCGCGAAGACTCGATGGTCAGGTGCTTCAGGACCGGCGGCTCCTCAGCCTTGAAGCCGACAGTGAGGTGACCCATCCTGATCTGCTCAGCCGTGTTGCCTTCGGTCTTGAAGTTCACCCGGTAGCCAAGGATGTGATTGTCTGCGTGAAGATCACGCAGGAAGAACTGCATCGTGTTCAGGATCGCCTGCACCGTGTGACCGATGATGTTGTAGCGACCAAGGAAGTAACGCAGCGTCTTCAGCATCCCAAGATGGATGTAGTCCCGACCGCGCATGACGTTGTACATCATCCAGATCGGGTCCTCGCCGACGTTGTCGGTGGAGATCAGCACGAAGCCTCCAGATGCAATCGCGAAGTCGTCGCCGACTTCACCACGCACCAGCACGCCGATGTTTGCGGCGAGCAACTCCTGCGCCTCGTTCGCGCTGTCGGTCAGATTGAAACCGATGTCGCGGTTCGGCGACACGATCCCCTGCACCGCTTGGTTCGCGGCAGAGTGGAACGGTGCGCCGGTCTCGTGGTCGCGCCGCACCATGATGCCCGCCATGCGAGGAGAGAGCGGACGGATCATGATGTAGCTCGTCGCCGGGTCCATCACGCGGCAACCGCCCGACAGTGCGATCAGGCGATGCGACTGCATCGTCTCACGCCAGTCGAAGTCGTTCTGCATCGAGGAGCCTGCGGACTCCACGATCATGTGGCCGAGCAACTGATTGCAGATCGGCGTGGCACCAGCGACGATTGGATTCGCGCCGGACACGATGTCTGCAGTGTAGGTGGCGACAGTGCCGTGCACCATCCACGCCATCGTGCACGTGGCACCAGTGCCAGCGCCCGTGGTCGCCTTCGGCGTATCGATACCCGGAGGAGTATCGGTGCCGACGACGAAGCCGGTGTTCGCGACGTCAAGAGAAAGGATCGCGCCGGAGCCGCCGATCTCGTCGATGGACGCGACGGTCAGGATGACGTCGTTGTTCATGATCAACTGTTCGCCGACGGCATAACCCATGCCGCCCTGCGCAATCGTGGCTCCGGAGCACGTGTAGCCCGGAGGCGGAGCGGTGATGGTCGGAGGCTCATCGTACCAAGCGCCCGGCAATTCGAGTTCGACCGGGCCAAGCGTGCCGTTGCTCATGCCGTATGCGTGGCCGGTCGCGTCAACCACGTTGGGACCGCCACCCTCGAACGTCACAGGGTAGAGATGATCCTGCACGTAGTTCTCACCCGGTGCTGTGCGCTCGATCAGGCCGACACCGTTGGCCATCTGCGAGGTGTAGCCCGGCGCGATCAGGATGCGCGGAGTGAAGCCGAGCTTCGCCGCCGACTTGAGGAACGCCCACATGCCGGTGCCCGCAATGCTGTCGCCAGCGATATACGAGATCGTCTTCTGCAGAGCGATGGCGGGATCGGAGTCGATGCCCTGCATGGTGCGGACAACGACGATGCGCGCAGCGAACTGCGTCTCGCCAAGCTGGTCGTTGATCGCGCGAACTGCGTCGGAGAGATAGCCAGCCTCGCCGAGCTTCTTCGCTTTCTTGTTGTCGTTCGAGTTGAGAAACACCGGAGTGTCGAGCGGAAACGCCACCGCATCAGCGAGCGGTGCCGGACCGATGAGTCCGATGGTGGAAAGATCGGCAGCAAAGACGGGACGTGCGCCTTCGTCTACTTTGCGGATACTAATGCCGAAGACTGGATCAGACATTTGATGTCTCCTTTGGAGTGAGAAGTGAATTCTTCAGAACGTCGCTGGTGGAGTCAGTATCTCCAACTGTTTGACCGACAGTGCGTGCAGCCGGATCGACAGGATCATCTCAGGATCGACGCCGCCCGCTGGCAGCGACATGATGCGAATCTCCCTGATGTAATCCCCGACCTGCAGGTCCTGCACGATGGGCGTAACGATCACTTGCCCGACTGGATTGCAGTCCATCTTCGTCGCCAACATTCGCAGCGGCGGCATCGGCGTGACCGAGTGCGCAGCGGGTGGTGGTGTCGTCTGCCTTCCTTCAAAGAATGCTACGTCAGCCATGTCGGCTCCTTAGAATTTGCGCGAGTTGATGTTCGTCGATCTCAAGCTCTTGCGCCAGCGCATACAGCAGCGGACGCTTGGTGTCGGGCAGCGGCGGTGGGTCTCTGAACTCGCCCTTGTCGAAGTCGAAGCGCTGCTGACGCAGCTTCTCATGATCTCCGCCAAATTCAATCTCGATCAGCCGCGTGCCTTCAGGCCAGATGAACTCAGGCTCTTCTCTCGCGGTGGTCATCACGACCCACTCATCCTTCTGGATCAGCGGATTGAACTGGCGCAGGATCGTCACCAGCACGCGATCACCCGATGGCCGAACGAGTCCCTTCTCCTTGCGATAGTCGTACCAGTCCACGCCGTCAGTCTTGCGTTTGCAGAACAGCAGCTTGTGGCCATCGACGTGCTGTCGCAGCGGATGGTTCTCCGGCTTGTATGCGGCCCACTCTCCGTGATCGATAAACTTCATCGTGTCCCCTTAATAACCTGCGGCGTGCCAGCCGCCAGCGATCAGCATGTGGCACTGGCGATAACGACCGATGACGTAATAGGCGGAGTAGCAGCCGGTGATCCCGGTGATCACGCCGCCGC